TGCTTAATACATGACACACTGTATGACTGGACATATGTAGATAGACTTTATAATAGTCTATGTCGCAACCTAACACCCCAAGTTAGAATGCATGTGTACACAGAAAGCACACGTCACGTGCCTGCCCCTTACATCAAGCATGCGCTAGAAGAATGGGATGGCGTTAGGGGACCCAAGCGTAGTTGGTGGTACAAGATACAACTCTTTAACACACAAAACTGTTTAAAAGATCAAGTAAAAATGTTGTATTTTGATCTTGACACTGTCATTGTAGGGAATATCGATTGGTTGTGGCAAGTTAACAAAGATAAATTTTGGGCCGCACGAGATTTTAAATATCTTATGAAAAGTAGTAAATGGGCAATTAATAGCAGTGTGATGTGGTTTGATATAAAGGACTATGCATATGTGTACAATGAATTTGATCCAAAATCGATCATTGATAATCCAAGATGTCCATGGCATGGAGATCAAGACTATATTTTTGAAAAAGTAAAAAACGATGTTGCGTTTTATAATTCTGATCAAATCCTCAGTTATCGATGGCAAGTAATGCAAGGTGGATATGATTTTCGATATAGAAAACATAAGGACCCTGGTGCTGCAAGTGTTGTGCCGCCAGAAGCAAGTGTGCTAATATTTCACGGAAATCCAAAACCGCATGAAGTTAAAGATAATATAATATCTCAACACTGGTGCTAAATACAATTATAATAACACAAACACTACAACGGCCGCAGTTGGGTAGTGTTAGTACAATTACCGGGCAAGGCTACGCACTACAGCGGCCTGCCTAATACTGCGGGCTAGGTAAAACAAGTTTAGGAAATAAATATGGCATTAAGAACAGTAAAATTGTTAGGTACAAGTGTATCAACAGCAGATTTAACCATCCTCTGGGACGGCGCAGAAGTGCAAACAGGTGCAGTGACTCCGGTTAGCAGAGATGGCGCATGGGCTGGCCCGGGCCCAGATGATGAGGAAGGCTTCGAGTTAATCGGAACCTGGACATTTGAAGATGACGATGACGGTGAGTTACATGAACACACATTGAGTGTAACAGTTAATTCGGGTTCGTTAAATCTCGGATCATTGTGGTTTAGCACAGATGGAGTAAACAGCGAAGATGCATCATTAGGCAGTAAAGGTATCACTGAGAGCTTTAATCTAGTAGGCGCAGGGTTTTTAAAACCGTATCCATGGCCGGGTTATGCTACACTTACTGCTGATGATGATCCAAATGATTACTTTGCAGATAGAAGCAACATTTTAATTAATGGATCTGCCCCAGTGATTGCAGAAGGGTATACACCAACAGGACCTAGCGATGCTCCAACATACCTTGGTTGGTTCTTTGGGCTAGAAGCAGGCGATGTATTTACGTGCTCAGCCAGATGCCCAGCAATATGGTCCGCTTGGTAAAGAATAACACATAAACTATGTTAAAAGCACCTTTGCGGGTGCTTTTTTCTTGACATTGTTGATACACTATGCTAGTATATTATTATAAACGCAGGAGTACACAATTATGAAAACTTCAAGATTTAGAAAATTTTGTCAAGACAAGTGGTTTGAACACAGAGATGAAATTTATAACTGGACCAACGAGTTAGTTTGTTACGACGACACCTATTACTTTAACAAACACAAATATGTACTCAAGCGTATGTTCAAGGGACGTAATAATGCTAAATGATGGATTATCACAATATCAAAAAAATCTACTAGATAAAATTTGGTCTGTGGATAAAGAAAGCGATCTACTTGATTGGGTTGTTACATTACCACCTAAGCAACGTGACGAAGTTGCTGTACTAGTTGAGTTAGTTATACTTGACAGTATTGATGCACTAGTCAATAATATGAGTACATACACTGATGCACTTGACATGATTATGAAGTGCAAAAAGAGTTAATACAATGAATAAACTTATATGGCAAATCATACACGTATCTCTAACTGTTGCATTTATTGTAATTCCTGTAATTGCAATAGCATTGATCGTTATGTAAGATAAAGAAAGGAAATTATATTGTCAAATCATGAACCCACCCCGCAAGAGGTCATTGACGAATGGCTAGCCAAGGGAAACGAAATCACAGTGTGTGAACCCAATGCTCGCACTGAAGAACTTTTGATAAATCCGTGGCAACGCAAGCGAGGACGGCCAAAAGCAAATCCCGGGCCCAAGGGTAAAAAATGACGAGTTCATTTAAAAATTTAGCAATTCAATTTACTTCCGATGTTATGTCTTTAATTGCACTTGTTGGAATTATTTGCTATATTGTTAACTAAAAGGTTGACAGCACGATAAAACTATCTTATAATGTTATACATAAGCTAAAAAAGCAAACACTGTAAGGAGCTAGAAATGCCTAAACTAAAGCAAAAACAAGCAGAAACAATTAAATTTGAATCTGATGATGCAGTAATGAAACGCATCGAAACTCGATTTGCTATCTTACACGATATGACCAAAGCGGTTATCGCAGGCGATGTTCGTGCAATGATTGTAACTGGACCTCCGGGTGTGGGTAAATCATACGGTGTTGAAAAAGAACTAGACAAAAGTTCGATGATGGATGCTATTGCTGGACGCAGTATCAAATATGAAGTAGTTAAAGGTGCAATGACTGCACTGGGACTGTATGCTAAACTATACGAACACGCAGACAAAAATCATGTGCTGGTATTTGATGACTGTGATAGTGTGCTAATGGATGAGCTCAGTCTCAACATCTTAAAAGCTGCACTGGACAGTGGTAAGAAGCGTGTACTGCATTGGAATGCAGATAGTGCAAAACTTCGTGCAGAAGGTATTCCAAACAAGTTTGAATTCAAAGGCGGTGTTATTTTTATTACCAACGTTAAGTTTGAAAACATTCGCAGCAAAAAAATGCAGGATCATCTCGAAGCATTGCAAAGCCGTTGCCACTATCTAGATCTTACACTAGATACAATGCGTGACAAATATTTGCGCATCAAACAGATTTGCAACACAGGCGAACTGTTTAATGGTTACGATATATCCAAAGAACAAGAAAACGCAATACTTGATTTTATGAACGACAAAAAAGAAACACTACGTGAAATGAGTTTACGTATGGCACTCAAAATAGCTGATCTCACAAAAGTATCTCCAAATTGGAAAGAACTCGCCGAGAACACTGTTATGCGCCGTAGGTGAAGTAGATCGCCAGATATCTAGCTCCTGGGCGATCTAGCACTTGACGGGCAGTTGCAACAATGCGCTGCCCGTCCTTTTAAGAGAAAAACGAGATTTTATGAAGAACATAACTGTTAGGCTTAGTAAAAAAGACAATCATCAAGATACCTATGATTTAAACTTTGATTTAATCTCTAGTAGTTTCCTGCCAAAATGGATTGATAGATTCTTACACGCACAACAACGCCAAGATGCTATTAGCGAACCTTGGGCATTGTACAATCTCAATGATCAGTGGAATGCACAGTATACAGTTGATTTTTTAAATCAAAATATCAACACTTGTAATAGCATACACCCAGGTATGTTTACTAGAAATATTTCTGACATTGATGATCAAGATACCTTGAATTACCTGCACAGTGTATTTGAGTTGCACCATGGACAATTAGATACTTGGCAAACTAATCCTATTTTTCAGACTGAACAGGGAAATCAATTACGACAGTGCCTTAGTCATATCAATCAAACTGTACATCGTTGCGAAGGGCATGCACGGCTTGATCCAAAACTTAGAGTGGTGTACTTTGATTTGCCAAAGACTGAACGTTTTACTGAAGAGGATTATAAGTTATTTGTAAACACTGTTGACTTTGGCGGGATGTACACTCTGTATGCCGATGTCGGTAAGCCTTTGGACGCACTGGCAATTGATGACGACGACCACCATCATGATTTTGTTCCAAATTTGCACTACAGCGTAGACTTTCAAGTTGGTTTTTATGATAACACTGACAACTTTTTTATTCATAAATGCAAAGAATTTTATGATGCTAATGCAACATACTTCAATGATAAGGGCTACCGTTGGGGCGACCCTGAGCTAACCACTGGGCATATCAAAATAGCACAGTTAAGGTATGACAACAAGCAATTAGTTTTAGACAACTTAAAAAATTACAACAACATACAATCAGTATTTGTTTATTAACCAATATAGCTTGACTATATGGAAAAAATGTGGTACAATACATTATGAGAACAGCAACACTAGTAATAAACGACGAAGTCAACTTAAAAATCACTGGCTTAGAACTGGATGTTCGCAAGAAGCTGGTTAACACTTTTAAGTATGATGTGCCACATGCAAGATATTTGCCGGCAGTGCGACTAGGCCGATGGGATGGCAAAGTTGCATACTTCCAAATGGGTGGCAGTACATATTTAAACTTGCTGCCCGACATTATTCCTATACTTGAAGACTTTAACTACGATATCGAAGTCCAAGACAATAGGGATTATCGAACCACGTTTAAGTTTGAGCCGGTTACTGAGGAATCTTATGCTGATATACTTTGGCCAAAGAATCATCCAGCAGTGGGGCAGCCAGTTAAGCTGCGTGATTACCAAGTTGAAATTGTAAACAGTTTTTTAGAAAACCCACAATGCATACAAGAAATTGCAACAGGTGCAGGCAAGACTATCATGACTGCGTCACTGAGTGAACGTGTCGAAAACTACGGACGCAGTATTATTATTGTGCCAAACAAAAGTCTGGTAACACAAACTGAAGCAGACTATATAAACATGCAATTAGATGTGGGTGTGTTTTATGGTGATAGAAAAGAATTTGGGCACAAGCACACAATCTGTACATGGCAAAGCTTGAATGTACTGCTAAAGAATACCAAGAATCATAAAGTAGATATTACAATACACGAGTTCTTAGAGGACGTAGTAGCTGTTATTGTTGACGAAGTTCACATGGCAAAAGCAGATGCACTAAAAACACTGCTAACTGGTGTAATGAGTCAGATACCACTGCGCTGGGGATTAACAGGCACAGTGCCCAAAGAACAATTCGAATTTCAAGCACTGCACGTTGGGCTGGGCCCGGTGATCAATCAACTTGCAGCCAGTGAGCTACAGGAAAAAGGTGTACTTGCAAACTGCCACGTGAATGTGGTGCAGCTAGTAGACAATGCTGAGTTTACAAACTATCAAAGTGAACTAAAATATCTGTTTGAAGACAAGGGCAGACTAGACACAATCTCCGGAGTAGTTTTGGAAGTAAACAAAACCGGTAATACTCTTGTGCTAGTAGACAGAATATCAGCAGGACAAGAACTGTTAAGCAGACTAGGAGACAACGCTGTATTTGTAAGTGGTGCAACCAAATCCAAAGAACGCCAAGACGAGTATGATGAAATAGCCACATCAACTGGTAAAATTATTATTGCAACATACGGTGTTGCGGCTGTGGGTATTAATTTACCACGTATTTTTAATCTTGTACTACTAGAACCAGGTAAAAGTTTTGTAAGGGTTATACAAAGTATTGGCCGTGGTATTCGAAAAGCAGAAGACAAAGACCATGTGCAAATTTGGGATATAACGTCAACTTGTAGATTTGCCAAAAGGCATTTAACTAAACGTAAACAATTTTATAAAGAAGCAAACTATCCATTTACTGTAGAAAAGTTAAAGTGGAATGAGTGAAGCCAAATGAAATATGTGTCGATAGCATTTTTGCCTGGGGCTTGTGGTAATTTTTTTTCTAGGTGCTTGAACCTATTAGATAATGCACATTGTTATTCAATGCCCGATGATATTGAGTTAACAGCTAGCAACAAGCTTAAAATTTTAGATTATACATCTGTGATTAATAAATCTTTTAATACCCGAAACTGGTGCGACTTTGAATTTTCTGTAGATCGTGTAGTGCATGACCCTACCTTGCTGTCTGATGCTGTACACATTGTATTTGGGCATCCTGTAACTAATAGTCATTCGCACACAAACCTATACGATTTGGCAGGGAAAGATGATGAAGTCTACAATTTTTATATAGACACAGGCGATCACTTTGAATGGGCGTATATGAATGCACTATACAAAGATAGTTCGCTACAGGCAAACTGGTTTCAAAACGGGCAAGAAATGCTTCGTAATACCGATGTGCATAAAATTCAATTAAAAAACTTTTTAGGAGATTGGAAAGATTTTAAAGTAGAATTCATAAAAACATGCACTATAATTGGCCGTACACCGAGCATAGATGAACTGAATGCAATAAAGACATTATACGGACAATGGAAGCAAACAACACTTGAGTACAAGGACTTGGACTCTTTTAAAAAACTACTAGGATTCATCCGGGATGATTGACAATGTTAATAACATCGTGTATACTAGTAACATAAAATTTAAATACCAATAATAGAGAATGTAAAAAACTATGAAAATATTAACACTAGATAATACTGTATTCGAGTTGGATGCATTGCCAGAAGAAATTGATGACATGCGTTTTGCAATCTTTGATAACAGCGATCCAGCAAGCGCAGATCATTTTTACATTCCGTTGATTTTCTTAGAAACGTTTAATAGTCCAGCACTAGTGCTTAAAATTGGCAATACTACTATGAAAATGCCCATTGACTGGCAAGTATTAATCGGCGAGCCAGATGTGGGCGACTTAGAAATGCTGGCACTTACTAGTATCAATGACAGGGGATTCAAAGTCTTTGAATTTAACCCATTGACTAGTTTTGCTCCTACTTACTTAGACATCGAAATTGTTGATGTGTATCAAGATGTAACTTGGTATGTGCCAAAGTTGAAGAATGGACAGATGCTGGCAGTACCAATTGATGACAGCCCTAATCCCCGCTGTGTGTACTTTGTTAAAGATATCTCTAGGAACTGTGAAATTGTTGACATCACGCAGGCATTTTAATGAGTGACAAGCTTAACATAGCAAACGAAATGCGTTGCTTTGATAGTAAAGACCGAGACTTTTACGACAGTCTCACTGACGAAGAGCGCAAAAAGTTTTCAAACTATCTGATGATACGCTGGGGAAGCAGTGTGCAAGGCAGTAGTGAATTACAAGAATATTATTTGATATCCTGCAACGAGCGTTTTAATAAGCATTTCTTTGACATCAACAAGCATCCAAAACTACAATGGTTGTGTGCAACAAGTGTTAGTCCGGGTATGGGAAATCACAGGCATCAGTGGATTGCACCTAAGAAAAAAGATAAAGGCAACAACATAGCAAAGAAAACGCTGATGGAGTTGTATCCAGCAATGAAAGCAGATGAAATTGACTTACTAAGTAAGTTAATAACCAACAAAGAGCTAAAGGAATTCATGCGTGACAGCGGCACCGCAGACAAAAAGTGAAGTCTATGTTTGCAAATATTGCAAGCGTGAGTTCAAACGTGAAAACAGTTTGTCTGTTCATCTGTGTGAACCAAAAAAGAGATTTCAAGAAGAAAAAGAAGTAGGTGTACAAATAGGTTTACAAGCCTATTTGCGTTTCTATGAAACAACACAAGGCAGTGCTAAAATAAAAACATTTGCAGATTTTGCTAAAAGTCCGTACTACAAAGCGTTTGTAACATGGGGAAGATATTGCCAAGCCATTAATGCTATAAATGTGCCCAAGTTTTTAAACTGGTTGCTTTCAAATAATAAAAAGATAGATCACTGGTGTAAAGAAGCATTGTATGATGAATACTTGCAACAATATATAAAACGTGAAGCACTCCAAGATGCACTTGAGCGTGGTATCAAATACAGCATGAAATGGAGTGACAAAACTGGTAATCCAGCACACGACTTTTTACGATATGGAAACGAAAACACTGTAGCATTTGCAATATCAACTGGGCGCATTAGTCCGTGGTTATTGTTTAACAGCAAGTCTGGGCAAGATTATCTTGAGAACATGAATGGTGATCAAATTAAAATAGTGTGGCCTTGGATTGATCCAGACTTCTGGCAGAAAAAGTTTAAAGATTATCCAGATGACAAAGCGTATGCAGAAGAAATACTTAAACGTGCAGGCTGGTAAAGGTTGACAAGTTGTATTACATGTGTTATAAGTAAAGCAACAAAAGGAGATACCAATGGGACTAACTCGACCAAAGATGTCACAAGTTCAAGTAAAACCTAAGCATAAAGACAAAAAGTTTTATCTTAGTGTAATAAAAGTAGCTGCATATCTAGGTGCATGTTATGCACTGTACAACGGCGGTGTTGTGCTCGGCGAAGCAATTTATGTTGCAGAGCTGCCAGCAGTTAATCTTGGGCAATGGTTTACATATGCAGCAGGGTTGTTTTTGGTGGCAAATATTACTTCGTTTATTCGCGACTTAGTATGAGTGCAGACGTCGACATTGACTTTGCTGACAGGCAAGCAATCATTGATTTAATTCAATGTACTTCTGCTAGGCAAAACGAACAAGGTCGACGTCATAACTCCGGTGTATATGTTACGCCTGTTCCGTATGATGCAAAAAACAATTGTGCTAGTATAACATACGACGAAGCTGAAAGTCGTGGATACTTTAAACTAGACTTTCTCAACATGAGTGTGTACACATCTATACGAGATCAGCAGCACTATGACGAATTGTTAGCAAAAGAACCTCAATGGGACTTGATGTGGACTAACAACGATCTTGCACAAAAGCTAGTGCATGTAGGTAACTATACACAACTACTCAATGAAATGCGCCCAGACAGCATACAGCGTATGGCTGCATTTATATCTATTATTCGACCCGGTAAAGCACATCTGAAAAACAAGCCATGGGATGAAGTGTTTGCTAGTGTGTGGGATGGTGATAGTAGTGATGGGTTTGTGTTTAAGAAGTCACATGCTGTTAGCTATGCAACACTAGTAGCATTGCATCTTAATCTACTCTGCGAACAAGAGTAATACTACGGCGTTTAATTTTCTTACGTGACAGTTCTGCTAAACTTGTTGCAGGTCCAAGCAATATATCCAAGTCCTTGTTGATAAATGTTCTAAGATAAGGCCTAAATTGATCCCAATCATTTTTGAGAAAAATGTTGATAGGTATACTGCGATTGCTTTCCCACCACCATTGCGATGCTAGTTCGATAAAATCTCGTTTTTGTTGATCGTTTACTATACTACCAAAATCGTATATAGTTGTAACTTGATCATCGCGATTTTGAACCACGCCGACATATTCGTTCTTTGCATATGTACAGAACGTAATAAATGGATATCGCTCGGCGATCTTTTGGAAGAGTTCTACGCCCATAAATACCTTGTATTGGAGTTATAATTAATGTATTCTACCACTGTGTATTTATATCAACAAAAGCAACAGGTGTTATTAGTCGACACCAGTGGTGCGTATTTTCAAAGGAGATGGCAACCGGTGTATGCAAAGAAACTTAAAGTGAACCTAGGAGTTGATAATGTTATTCTTTTTGAATTTATCAACCAAGATCAAAAGCCTGTAAACATTTCAGGTAGCACGATCACATTCAGAATGATGAGCACCGACGGCGAGGAATTACTGGCTGTTAAGGACTTGGACATATTGTCAGCAGCATATGGTCGTGCCAAAGTGGTTTTATCACACGAATTGTTGAGTAGTATTGAAGCTCAGACTGCTAGCTGGAGTTTGGAAAGAGCAAGTGGCGAATTGTTTGAAGCAGTCTTTACTGATGCGTATTCTAGTGGTAGAGGACAAGTAGATATTGTTGACAGTGTTTATCCAAACTATGTAGAGAGTACAATACTCGAAGTACCTTCACCATTGAAGCAAAATACACCAGCAGCAAACAATGATAGAAATTATAGCAGTATAGCATACACAGCAGACAATACATTGACAACTTTTCAACTTGACTTTGACAACTTTACTGGTAATGTAAAAGCACAAGGCAGTGATTCGCAACTCGGGCCATGGTATGATATCGGATCACAAACAGTGTACAGCAATCAAGACACACGTGATTACATCAACGTTGATGGTACACACAATTGGGTGCGTTTTGAAATTAACCAATATGGATATAGTGCAAGTGCAGTTGCAGAAGTTGCTGACGGGCGTGTTAGTAACATTTCATTAAATGGCGGCGGTGTTGAATGGTATGGCACAGGTAATCCCAATGTTGACATCGAAGGTGGTCGAGGAACAGGCGCAACGGCCACAGCTACAGTTGCAGCTAATGCAGTATCAAGTATTTCGTTGGTTACCACCGGGCAAGGATATATAACAGTACCAGAAGTAAAATTAAACAGCGGAAAAATTACTCAAATTCTCTATAGATAAAAGGTACTACATGGCTATTAAACGAATTATAGCATTTGGCGATAGCTGGACTTATGGTGACGAACTATTGGATCCGCAATTCAGTGCACATCCAGATAAAGGAATACTTGATCATTATACCGAAAATACAAAATATCGGTTAGATCATTGTTACGCCGGGCTTGTTGCTAATCATTACGGTGTTAAATTAGAAAACCTAGCATTTCCTGGTAGCAGCCTCGAAAGCATGCGTTGGACAGTGGATTGGTTGTTAAATAATAACAACCAAGATCTACAGGATTCGTTGTGGCTAGTAGGATTAACTGATAGTAGCAGACAAAGTTGGTTTAATCCGTTGCACGAAGTGAGCAGTAAAGATCCTCCATGGAATCGTCACATGCACGGAACTTGGTTAACACAACCCAATCCTGATATTGATGATAACTGGTTTAAGCTACAAAAATTATGGCTAGGAATGAGCTATCATCGAGGCTGGAGCGAATACAATTTTCGTCAAACACTTAATTTGTTTGATCATTTTGCTAACAAATCTGGTGCAAAATTATTACAGTTTAGTGTGCTGGAAAATAATTGGAAAACACAATCATCTACGTTACTTTATCCTGGAATGAATTGGCGGGGGATCCTTCAATCTAAACAGAAAGAATTATCAGTTGGACTTTTTGCTGCAAAAGGGCATCCGAATGAAAAAGGGCATGAAATTATATCAAAACACTTGATCGAACACATAAAGTGTGCTAATATAATAACATAATGTTAGACATATTCAGTTATCTGCCTACAAAGCATAAAGTAACTAGTTCAGGGTGGATTAGTTTTAATGCTCCGTGTTGTATTCATAATGGTGAATCAACAGATCGACGAAGTCGTGGCGGCCTCCGGCAACAAGACGACGAATGGAGTTATCATTGCTTTAACTGCGGATTTACTGCTAGCTTTACTCCAGGTAGGCCGGTGAGTTATAAAGCTAGACGCTTTCTAGAATGGCTTGGTGTGGACAGTGTTGATGTTGAACGTCTTAATTTAGAAAGTCTTAAACGCAAGAGTCTGCTGGACTTAACATCAGAGCGCAATCAAATACGCCATGTAGATGTAGCATTTAACGAAACTGAAGTGCCGGAAGGTGTTGAAGTAATTGATCCCGGCAATGCAGATCATCAACGATATTTAGACTATCTAGCAAGTCGGAGAATAATGTTAGAATACCCGTTTTTAGTCGACAAGAAACGTGGAGTACGAGATAGGATAGTGGTTCCATACACACACAAAAATAGAATTGTTGGGCATACGTCAAGGTACTTGGACAATCGTACACCCAAGTTTATTAACAGTCAGCAACCAGGGTATGTGTTTGGGTACGACTTGCAAAAAACAGACTGGACTAGTGCAATTGTAACTGAGGGAATTTTTGATGCGTTAAGTATAGGTGGCCTGGCAGTTATGCATGATGCTATTAGTCCGCAGCAAGCACAACTATTAAAACAACTGAAGCGTAGGATTATTGTTGTTCCTGATCAAGACAAAACAGGATTAAGTATTATAGATGCAGCCGTTGAATACAAGTTTGAAGTAAGCATACCCGAATGGCCGGATGATGTTAAAGACGTAAATGATGCAGTTGTGAAATATGGAATAGTAAATACACTATTACAAATACACAAACATGCCGAATCAAGCAAGATTAAAATTGAAATGTTTAAAAAGCGTTTACAAAGGAAACTAAATGAGTAAGCTTTATGTGTTTGGTGACAGCTACACTACACCCAACTTTTGTGTTGATCCACAAGATAGTTGGTGGGCTCTTTGCGCAGGGTTGTTGCCAGTTGATGAAATACACAACCATAGTTGGCCCGGGAATAACATTGAAAGTATTTCTCATACAATTCTACATACTGATATCAGCCGTGATGATTTTATTATTGTTGCAGTGCCACCAATGGGACGAATTACACACTTTGCAGGAGAAGCCGGTAAGATGCAGCATTATACAGTTTACAATCATGCTATGCAACAACAGTACACACAGCCCGAGTTGTGTCACACAGGCTTGTTGCAAATACCAACGCATCAAACTGAAAAAGAAAATATCGACAGATGGGACAATAGTTGGGCCGAAGCTACTGCGTTAAAAGAATTATTGTTATTGGATGTTCTATTAGATAAAGTTATGTTTTGTGTTATGTCTACTCCTTTTATGGAAAAGTCAAGTTGGCCTACAATAAAAACTCTGATCAAAAAGACAAAAAAACCGCAATTTCAGACTTGCAAAAACACATACTACAGTGTAAACTTACATATAAATGAACCAGTAGATTATGATACATATGGCTGGTTTGGGCATCATGGTGCTGCTGGCAACAAGCATTATTTTAATATTACAGCAAAACCTACAATGCAAAAACTAGGATGGCTAGTATGACTGAATATACATATGAAGTACAAAAATTATTCTTAGAAATGGCAATGCAAGATGCACAAAGTTACTTGCGTGTACAAAACATTTTCAACAAAGAAAATTTTGATAAAGAGCTGCGTGAAGCTGCTGAGTTTATCTATGACCATGCAAATGAGCACAAAACACTTCC